GCATTACAACACAGGTAGCAGTAGATGATCGTCTTAAACTACTGGCTGCTCAATTTCAAAAGTTCGCACTAGCGAAAGAAATCGAAGGGGAAACTTATAATGAAGAAATCAGCACCAATGAAGAAACCAATGAAAAAGATGCCAATGAAAAAGGGCAAATGCTAAATGAGTCATAAACCTGGACTTTATGCCAACATCCATTCTAAAAAAGCAAGGATCAAGGCTGGCTCTGGTGAAAAGATGCGTAAGGTAGGGGCTAAAGGTGCTCCTACTGCAAAAGATTTTAAACAAAGTGCTAAGACTGCTAAAAGGAAATAACAAACATGGCAACTAAATCTAAAAATTGGATTGCTGATGCAATCAAAAAGCCTGGAGCACTTAAAAAGTCTATGGGTGTTAAGAAGGGTGAGAAGATTCCTGCAGGTAAATTGGCAGCTGCTGCTAAAAAACCTGGTAAAATGGGTCAACGTGCTCGTCTTGCACAGACTTTAAAAGGTTTTAAATAAAATGGCTACCAAAAAGAAGGGCGTAAGCCTCTCTATTGGTCGTGGTGAGAAGCTTCCTGTATCAAAAGGTGCTGGACTTACGGCTAAAGGCCGTGCTAAGTACAATGCTGCTACAGGATCTAACCTAAAAGCCCCACAACCAGGGGGTGGTCCACGTAAAAGATCATTCTGTGCACGTATGTCTGGTATGCCAGGACCAATGAAAGACAGTAAAGGAAGACCTACTAGGAAAGCTGCTGCACTTGCTCGTTGGAAATGCAAGTAAATGGACAAGGACTATGTAGAGTTCTATCCTTCACAGGAATACATAGACAAAAACTGGGCACCTGTTAAGGTTCCCATTAATTCTTTTACTTCTCTAGCTAAGTCACAGGCTATTGCAGAGAAAAAAGGAATACTAGCACCAGAAACTACAAAGTACTACCTACCTTCCGCTTTAACAGAGGGAAGATGGGGTGATTACGGTGTAAATGAAGTAGCAGTCAATTATGGAACTGCTATGACTAAAGAGGCTAAGAGTACTTTAGATACTGCAGAAGATTATAAACGTCAACTTATGACTTTATTCCATAATCAAAATCAAATCCCAAAAGGAGTTGATATAAGTAAGACAGTTGCTGCTATTAAAAAACAAAAACAACTGTATGAAGATTCATCTACAGATGATCAGTTATGGCAAGGTAATGAAAGACAACAAAGACTAAGATCTGTTGCAGATTCACTAGGTATTGCTCATTTAACTAGACCTACAATTATGTTAGATGCTAAGTATGACATGTATAGACCTGAAGAAGCTTCAACTATGTATGACAGAGCAGCACTTAAAACATTAGCTCTTGCTAACAAGTACCATGAGTCTGGTGGTAAAGCCTCTGGTCTTAAGCTTTGGGAAATGTATAACGGAGCAGGCCCTAAGGCCCGTGAGTATGTAAAGAAAATTAAACATACTGACGAGATGATGAGTCATCCTGCTAACAAAGATATGTACAATGCATATCTAAAACTTGTAGAAGAACATAGAAAAGCTAAATAATGCCAAGTTCACCAAATTATAAAAGAAACTACAAGGATGAATATAAAAAACATCACGCTAGTTCTCAAGATAAGACCGATAGAGCTGCACGAAATAAAGCATCAAGGGCTAAGGGTCAACCAGGTAAAGATGTAGACCATAAGGTCCCTTTACGCAAAGGTGGAAGTAAGTCTTTAAGTAATACTAGAATTAAAAGTGTATCATCTAACAGATCAGCTAATGGTCATAAACCAGGCGAGAAACAGATTAAACGTAAATGAAATTAACCCCAGAGCTTATCCATGGATTTGCTGGGGCTTGTTTAGCAAAGAGATACGACGGTTCAACCCCTACTCCGCAATGCCATCTGGAGTGGTGGGATCTCTGTTGCAGCGACAATCCTCTTGTAGCAATCGCAGCCCCGCGGGCACACGGTAAATCAACTGCGATCACTCATGCCTACTTGCTCGCTGCTCTTTTATTTAGAGATAGAAAATTTGCTTTAATTGTATCAGATACTGAAAGTCAGGCAACTAACTTCCTCAGTGATCTTAAAGATGAGATGGTTAACAATGAAGACTTGATTAACCTATTTGGTATTAAAGGTCTTGTTAAAGATTCACAGACTGACATCATTGTAGAGTTTACAGACGGTGAACAGTTTAGAGTTTTAGTACGTGGTGCAGAACAAAGGGTACGGGGACTCAAGTGGGATCAACGTCGACCTGATTTAATTATATGTGATGATCTTGAAGGCGATGAACAAGTACAATCAAAAGACAGACGTGAAAAATTCAGAAGGTGGTTTTATGCTGCACTTCTTCCTTGTCGGTCTCAGCATGGTATTGTACGTGTTGTGGGAACTGTGTTACATCTCGATTCCTTACTCAATCGTGTTATGCCTCCCGATTATGATGGCGATCATATTAAAGTTGAGCCATTAAAAACTTATTCAACACGTAAACGTGTAGAGTGGAAATCTGTAAGATACAGAGCCCATTCAGAAGATTACCAGCACATACTATGGGCTGACAGATATAATGCAGAATTCTTTCAAACTAAGAAAGAAGATTATACTAAACAGGGTATCCCTGAAGTATATGCACAAGAGTTTTTAAACTATCCAATTGATGAGTCAACAGCTTACTTTAAACGTACTGAGTTTATTGAGATACCAAAGTTTACACTAGATGCAATCAAACACAAAGAAAAAAAACTTACTTACTACGCTGCAGTTGATTTTGCTATATCAACTAGAGAACGTAGCGATTATACTGTCATTGCTATTGGCGGTATTGATTCCGATGGTATTATGAACATAATAGACATTCGAAGAGGAAGATGGGATTCCTTAGAGATTGTCGAAGAAATGTTTGCAGTACAAAAGAAGTTTCAACCTCAATACTTTGTAACAGAAAGAGGAGCTATTGAAAAAGCTCTAGGTCCTATTCTAAGAAGAGAGCAGTTAGCTAGACAAGAATACATGAGTCTGTTTCCAATGACTCCTACAAAAGATAAACAAACTAGAGCACGATCATTCCAAGCTAGATTTAAAGCAGGAGGTGTTAAGTTTGATAAAAGTGCTCCTTGGTATCCAGATCTAGAAGAAGAGATGATTCGCTTTCCTAAAGCTAGAAATGATGACCAGGTAGATGCATTAAGTTGGTTAGGTCTTATTGTTGACCAAGTACAAGATGCTAATTCTCCTGAAGAAGAGGAAGAGTATGAATATCAAATGGCTAAGCGTGCTTCAACAAATGATGGACGTTCACAAATAACAGGATACTAAATGGAACTAGACGTAAAATTAAATATTAATAAGATTATTAATTCACCTAACATTGCTGATATGTTAGATGATAGAGACCTAATTACTATTGGGTTTCGTGTAATTAATGAGTTTAATTTAGATAAAGAATCACGTAGTCAATGGGAAAAACGTGTAGAAAATGCTATGAAGCTAGCTCTTCAAGTAGCAGAAGCTAAATCATTCCCATGGACTAATGCATCTAATATTAAATTTCCATTAGTAACTATTGCAGCATTACAGTTTCATAGCAGAGCTTATCCTGCTTTAATTCCTAGTCAAGATCTAGTTAAAGTTGATTGTGATTATTCGTCTAGTTTAGATGAAAATCAAGTCAAACAATATGAAGATAAAAATAAACGTGTAGAAAAACACATGAGTTACCAATTACTCAAACAAGATGAGAATTGGGAAAGTGAAATGGATAAGGTTCTTATTACAGTACCTATCGTAGGTTGTGCATTTAAGAAAACTTACTGGGACTTTAATGAAGATCATCCTATTTCAGAAAACGTTTTAGCTAAAGACTTTGTTGTTTCATATTGGACAAAGAATTTAAAAGATTGTAATCGTCAATCACATATTCTTTACTTATCAGCTAATGATGTTTTATCTAGACAACGTCGTGGTATTTGGTGTGAAGACTTTAAACTTAGACCTCAACAAACTATTCAAGAGGATGATCTAAGTCAAGCTCAAGACCTTGCTCAAGGAGTTAACCAGCCTCAATCAGATCCTGGTACACCTTTTGAGTTTATTGAACAACATCGTTGGGAAGATTTAGATGGTGATGGTTTTAAAGAGCCATACATCATTACAGTACATAAAGATACTCGTAAAGTAGTTCGTATTGTTGCAAACTACTTTGAAACATCTATTAAACGTAATGGCAAAGGTGAGATCATAAATATCAGACCTGAGTCATACTTTACTAAATATTCATTTATTCCATCACCAGATGGTGGTTTCTATGATATTGGATTTGGTATTCTATTAGGACCTCTTAATGAATCTATCAATACAATTATTAACCAACTTGTTGATGCTGGCACTATGGCTAACACTGCTGGCGGATTCCTCTCAAGGGGAATTAAAATTAGGGGAGGCAATTATAATTTTGCTCCTATGGAGTGGAAGCATGTTGATTCAACTGGTGAAGATTTAGCTAAAGGTATTTACCCATTACCTGTTCGTGAACCTTCACAAGTTCTTTACACATTATTAACAACACTTGTTAACTATGGTGAAAGAATTGTAGGCTCTACAGACATTATGGTAGGTGAAAATGTAGGTCAAAATACTCCTGCAGAAACATCACGTACTATGGCAGAACAAGGTATGAAAGTATTTGCAGGTATCTTTAAACGTATTTACAGATCTCTTAATGAAGAGTTACGTAAAGTATACCGTTTAAATCAACTTTACTTACCTGAAGAATTTAAATTTGGTGGTAATGCAGTTTTACAAACAGACTATGATGGTTCATCTATTGATCTAAGACCATCTGCTGATCCACATATTGTATCTGACGTACAACGTATTATGCAAGCTGAGACATTAAAACAAACAGCTCTTACAGTACCAGGATTTAATACATATAAAGTTATGCGTAGATATCTTGAAGCACTCAAGATACCTAACATTGAAGATGTTTTACCTGATCCTCAAGGTCCTAACGCTATCCAAAGCGGTCCAGATGTTAAGGTTCAAGTTGAGCAAATTAAAGCCCAAGAACGTAAACTTTCACTTGAAACTAAGTTTAAACTTGGTGTCATGAAGTTACAACAAGAGGCTGAACTAAACAAGGCTAAGATTCTTAAGATGGAAGCTGACGCAGCCAAAGCTCTAGAAGAAGCTGGAGGTGTTAAAGCAGGTCATGACATCGCTATGCTACAAACTAAGTTAGGTGCTGCTAAAGCTCATCAAGAAGGTATCATGAAGTCTATTGAGTTAATGATGAAAGCAACCGAGGGAGCAGTAGAGTATGACAATAACGCAACAGGAATTCTTGGAATGGGTGGACAACCCAGTAACCAAGGCTCTGAAGAAAGCCCTACATAACGATAGGGAATACATGAAAGAGCAACTTATCAGAGGTTTGAGTTCTGATGAGAATGAAATAAGAGGTAGATGTAATGCAATATTAAATATCCTTAGTGTAACTTATGAGGATTTAGTAGAAGGAGCAAGAGAAGATGCAAAATACTAGTGGAATTCACCCAAAGGGTCACAGAGTTTTAATACTCCCAGATCCAGTGGAAGAAGTAACACAAAGCGGTATTATTTTGTCAGTCGGTGAAAACAGAGATAGGGAAAGACTAGCACAGCTAAAAGGTACTATTGTTGAAGTTGGCGATAGTGCATGGTTAGACCAACCAAGCCCTTGGGCAAAAGAAGGTGACCATGTAATCTTTGGTAAGTACTCAGGCTTAATCTATGATGGAGCTGACGAAAAAGAATACCGAATCATAAACGATTTAGATGTTGTAGCAATAGTCGATTAAAGGAAAATAAATGTCAGAAGAAAAACAAGTAGAGCAACAAGAAGCAAGTACGCAGCAAGAAGTTCAACAGATAGATCCACAAACTGAAAAAGAAGCCCGTTTATTTGGTTGGGTTCCTAAAGAAGAGTTTAGAGGATCAGAGTCTGATTGGGTAGATGCAGAAGTATTTGTAAAACGTGGTAAAGAAATTAATCCTATTCTTCGTAAGAACAATGAACTCTTAATGAAAAAATTGGATGAAAAAGCCAAAGAAATTGACAGCATTAAAGAATCCGTTGAAGAGTTTAAGAAGTTCCAAAAAGAATCTTTTGAACGTAAGTCAGCTGAGTATGAAGTTCAAATAGCTCAGTTAAAGACTAAAAAACGGGAAGCAATTGCAGCAGGGGATGGCGATACGGTAGTTGATATTGACGACCAAATCGATTCATTAAAAGAAGCTCAGAAAGAGGCTAAAGCGGAAGCGGCTAAAAAGCCAGAACCAACACCTAAAACTGAAGCTCAAGCAAGTGTACCTGATGATCCAGATTTACAAAGTTGGTTAGGCAGAAATCAGTGGTTTGGTCAAGATACTGAAATGACTGATATGGCTAATGGACTAGGAGCATCCGTACGTAAGCAATTCCCTCACCTTACTGGTCGTGCTTTTTTAGATAAGCTTGACGAAAAGATTGTGGAGTATTTTCCTCACAAAGCTTTAGGCAATAAAGCCAAAGGCAGCGCAGTAGATTCTACTGGTAGTGTTAGAGGAGGTGCATCATCTGGTAAAAAGTCTTATGATAACTTACCTGATGACGCAAAACAAGCATGTGATCGATTCATTAAAAATGGATGGATTAAATCTAAACAAGAATACGTAGATAGTTACGACTGGAATTAAGGAGAACAATTATGGCAAAAGCATTAACAATTGAAGAGAAAAAAGAACAGGCACTTACTAGAACTACTACAGAACGCCCTACACGTGAACGTGTTAGAAATGTTTTTAATGGCACTCAAGCTAAGTTAACTGTTAATCATCAAATCCCTGGATATGTACTACACATCTTTAATGATGAACCTGGTCGTATCCAAACCGCAATAGATGGAGGATGGGAGTTTGTAACTCCTGACGAAGTTGGCGGAGTAAAGGATAGTGTTACATCTGGTAATACAGATTTAGGAGAAAAGGTAAGATACCTCGTCGGTACAAGTGAGAAAGGTGATGGTCTTTACGGCTACTTGTTAAAAATGAAACAAGAATGGTGGGAAGAAGATCAAAGAGAGTTACAAAAACGAAATGATCGCGTAGACGATGCAATCCGTGGTGGTGTAAACGTTAAGGACGGTACAAGTTCTGATGGTTTTTATACTCCTAAGGGTGGTATTAACTACAAAACATAAACTTAATTTCTAAAAGGAAATAAAAATGGCTAACGCAAATACCCCTCGTGGACTTAGCCCAGTAGGAACAATTACTGGTGCTGCGTACAACGAACAGGGTCGCCTTTATGCTATCGCTAACGACGGTACTAACACTTACGCTATTGGCGACGTTGTTAAAGTTGCAGGTTCTAGCGATGCAAATGGTGTCCCTTACGCAACAAAAGCGCTTACTACTGATACACCAGTTGGTGTTATCGTAGGTATCCGCGTATCAGATCCAGGTGTATCTCTTGTAGGTACTACATTGGCTCTTAATACAATCTACTTGCCTCTTAATTCTGGCACTCGCTACGTTTACGTAGTGGATGATCCAGCAGTTATTTTCCAAGTAACAGGTGATGCTACAGGTGTAGCTGCTGCTGACGTATTCAAGAATGCTGGTTTAACTATTACAGCTAACCAAACAACTCTTGCTCAATCAGCTCCGCTATCAAACACAGTATTGAATGCTTCTTCATTCTTAGCTATTGCGTCTTCTGGCTCATTAGCTTTACCATTACAAATCATTGGCCTAGTTCAAGCAGTTAATAATGAACCTGGTGCCTATGCTCAAGCTTTGGTAAAATGGAACAAGCATCAATTCCTCAACCCAGTTGGCACGGCTTAATAAGGAGAATATAACATGGCTGGTATTATAACAACCGCTTCACATCCAAAGGCTCTATGGCCAGGGATCAAAGCATGGTGGGGTCAAGTCTATGACGAACATAAAGAAGAATATTCTCAATTGTTTGACAGTGACACATCCTCAATGAACTATGAAGAAGATGTTCAACTTACAGGTTTCGGTTTAGCTCCAGTTAAATCCGAAGGTTCTGGCGTTGCATACGATTCAGAAATTCAAGGTTTCACAACACGTTATACACACATTGCTTACGCTTTGGGTTATATCGTAACAAAAGAAGAATTAGATGACAACTTGTATGAACAAGTATCACGTCGTAGATCTGCTGCATTAGCAATGTCTTTCCGTCAAACGAAAGAAAACGTTGGTGCTAACATCTACAACCGTGCATTTAATTCTACATACAAAGGTGGTGACGGTGTTGAATTATGTTCTACAGCACACCCTAACACATCTGGTGGTACATTTGCTAACGCTCCTACAGTTGCTGCTGATTTGTCAGAAGCTTCTTTAGAAGATGCTTTAACAGCAATCATGGGTTTCCAAAATGACCGTGGTCTTTTGATCAATGTTATGCCAAGAAGCTTAATCGTTGCTCGTCAAAACTTCTGGAATGCTCATCGTATTCTTAAGTCAGCATATACACCATCAACAGCAAACAATGCAGTGAACGTTTTAGTAGCGACAAATGCTTTACCAGAAGGTATCGTAATGAACCACTACTTAACATCACCAAATGCATGGTTTGTTAGAACTAACATCCAAAACGGTCTTAAGTACTATAGCCGCGTTGGTATTCAATTTGATCAAGACAATGATTTTGATACAATGAATGCTAAGGCTAAGGGTTACGAAAGATATAGCTTTGGTTGGACAGATCCTAGAGCAATCTATGGTGTTAACGGTCCTTAATTAGGACTTAATTAAAGGCGGGAGGGGCTTAAAATGCTCCTCCAATCTTTATCTAAGGAGTTTATATGTCATACCCAATTCAAGAAAAAAAAGGTAAACGCCCACCTGTCAAAAAGGGTAAATAATTTATTGTTCTCTGATGACGCTTAGAGATAAGCGTTGTTATAACATACAACGTCAAAGGAGATTTATATGTCAAATCCAACAAGATTTTCAAATGGTGTATCTACAAATGATGCACAGTATTTAATGGGTGATTATCCATTACCAAGTCCATTTACTTCAAGTGGTTCACGTTTAACAGGTGTTGCTCAGTATGCAAATGATTTTACAGAAACAGTTGCAGAGTATACTGTAACAGGTACTTCTTCAACATTTGCTTTAACAGATGGTAATGGTGGTATTGCAGTTCTAACACCAGGTGGTACAACAACAGCATCAGCTGCTTACAAAACAGCATCTAATGTTGCTTTTGTTGCAGGTAATGCTGTATGGTTCTCAACAAGAATTAAAGCTTCAGCAGTATCAGGTGCAAAAGCATTCTATGTAGGTTTAAGAAATGGTTCTGCTACAACAAACGGTTTATGGTTTGCTAAAGCTGCTTCATCAACATCAGTTAACTTAGTTTCTACAGTAGGCTCAACAGCAACTACATTAGTAACAGGTGTTGCAACAGCAGTAGCTGATACATACCTTGAACTAGGTTTTTATTTTGATGGTGTAGATCTTTATGTTTATAATAATAATCTACTTGTAGCTAGAGTAGCAGCACCAACAATTGGTACTTCAGGTACAACTTTAACTAGTGTTGCTTTAGGCCCAGTAATGCAAGTTACTCCTACAGCTACAGATACATTAACTGTTGATTACATCCTAGCATCTACTGAAATTACAAGATAATAGGAGAATAACATGGCTAATTCAGTTCAGATTCAAACGTTAGTTGATAGTGAACGTAATTTAGTTGTTAAGTTAGTAGGACTTTTAGATACAAGTAACGTAAGTTTAGCAACCTTAATTGACCCAGCACTTCTTGCTTCAGTTAATTCTACAGGTCTAAACTCACAAAAACCTACTAAAGTAGCAATTAAAAAAGTAACTTATGACGTAGAAGATGGCTTAGCTGTTAACCTTTATTGGGATGCTACAGCAGATGTACCTATCTGGAGATTTGTAGGTAGGGGATTTGTAATGGGAGAACAAGTAGGTTTCTTACAAAACAATGCTGGTGCAGGTGTAAATGGCAAAGTTTTATATGATACAGACGGTTATTCATCAGGCTCATTATCATTCAGTTTACTAATTGAATGTATTAAGCAATGGAGTTAATATGGAAGAGATCATAGGATTATTGTTCCATGCACGTAATGTTACCCACAAGGAACATTTAAAAACTAAAAGTTATGCAGCGCATAAAGCTCTTGGTAATTTTTATGAAGAAGTTATTGAACTAGCCGATGATCTTGCAGAAGCTTATCAAGGGGATGAAGGCATTATGGCAGACATCCCTTTGTTTGCTACTACACCAACAGAGCCTATTGATGACTTTTTAGTTAAGCAAGTAAACATGATTGAGAAATTACGTCACTCTGCTTCTTCTAGATCAGCTATTCAAAATATCATTGATTCAATCCTTGCTTTATATTTAAGTACTATTTATAAACTAAAGAACTTATCATGATCACTTCTGAAGCTAAAGTAAAACAAATGGAAATATCTGCTCGTATTGTTCGGGCAGATGGTTCTATTGAAGAACTTGGAACAATTCAATATTGGCACAAGAATCCACTTAAACGATTATTATGGAGAATTAAAAAATGGCTACATTATTAGTCAATACTGGTAAGGCAATTGTAACAAATTACCTTGCTGGTGGTGCTGCTACACAACCTAAGTATGTTGCTTGGGGTACAGGTGCTGGTACTACTGCTGCTACTGATACTACTTTGTTTTCAGAAACAGGTTCACGTACAACTGGTACAGCAACACAACAAACAACATCTACAACTAATGACACATATCAAGTTATTGGTACATTAACTGCTTCAGGTACTGTAACTATTACTAATGCAGGTTTGTTTGATGCTAATACATCTGGTAACTTATTTGTTAAAGGTGACTTTACAGGTATTGGTTTAACATCAGGTGACAGCATTCAGTTCACTTTTAAAACTCAATTTAGTTAATATGATATGGCTCTTAATCAAAGGGCAGTTAACGAAGAGGTCGTAAATGGTGGGCCAGTACAACGAAATGTAATTCTCGTTGCGTACATTTACGTCAATCAAGTTTATAGTTATGTTAGTGGGGCTATTAATAGTTTTTTCTTAAATGCAAATCCTATTAATAGTGCTTCCACTCAAGATACTTATTTAAATGCAAGTATTACTAAACAGTTTAATAAAACATTATTAACTAGTTTAGCTAACGTAGTAACAATAGTAGCAGCGTTTGCTTATGGTAGATTACTATCTGTAGTATCTACTTCAACCTCAGCTATTACTAAAGCTATAAGTACTACAAAAACTGTTATAAGTACAGTTACAACTACTTTATCTAAACTTATTAGTAAATTTATTACTGATATACAAGTAGTAACTGCTACTATACTTACAGCTACTAATAGGTTAATTACTTTATTAGCTTATTCATCATCTTCAGTTAGTCTTACTAAAAGTATAGATAAAATTATACCTTTAGTAACATCTTCTGTAATAGCCTCTATTTCTTTTATAAAGAGCTTTTTAAAAGATATTACAGCTTCAGTTAGTTCAACAGTTATTTTATTATCAGGTAGGTTCTATTATAGACTTTTATCTGTAGTTTCAAGTGTAACTGCTATATTACAAAATACTATACCAAAAACCTTGACAATTTCTGTAAATTGTGTTATTATATTAAGTAAGCTTATTAATAAATATATTAATGCTACTTCTACAGCAATTGCAAGTTTACTTGCTAATGCAGTATCTTTTATTAACTACCCAGTAGATAGACTTATCTATGCTGCTGATAAAATTAGAGAAGTTACTGTAATCAAATTCAGAACAATATTTATTGATAAGGATACTCGTGTATGAGTGCTGCTTTTTCGTACAAAATAACTACAGAAAATGAACAGTTTACGTTTGACTTCTCACCTATAATGGCTTCAAGTGAGACTATAAGTTCTGCTACTTGTACAGTTGAAGTTGTATCAGGCACTGATTCTAGCCCTAATTCTATTAAAGTAGGTAGTCCTACTATTAGTGGGCAACAGGTAGCTCAAAGAATTACAGGTGGTTTAGATGGTGTTATTTACCGTCTTGAAATGACAGCTACTACATCTTTAACTAATGTATATACTATTGTAGCAGACCTTCCAGTATTAGCTCCTCTTAACGTTTAGGAGAATCTCTTGAGTTATACCTCTAGATATGACAAAGGAGACTGGATAGCAGACTGTGATGTCTGTGGTCGTAAGTACAAAGCTAGTGCATTAAGCGAACGTTGGGATGGTTTAATGTGTTGTGATGATGACTGGGAGATCCGTCAACCACAAGACTTTGTAAGAGGTGTTCCTGATACTCAGATAGCTCCTTGGTTACGACCAGAGCCTCCTGATCAGTTTATAACCTTTGCATTTACATTCCCAGCAGTACTTATTCCAGTAACCGAGACAGTAACTCTTAGTACCTTAGTATCACCAAATCCACTTAAATCAACCACAGCTATTAATGGCTCAGCTTTAAACACTATTACTTTAGGATAATATTATGGCAGGATTAAATTTATTTACCAATAATGCAGCAACCACACTAGCTTCTAGTATTCTAGTAGGTGCTACTTCATTAACAGTAACAGCAGGGCAAGGAGCTTTATTTCCTACTTTAGCTGGATCAGCATATTTTTACTGTACTCTTTCTAATACTGCAGGTACTACAATTGAAATTGTTAAAGTAACTGCTAGATCAACAGATACATTCACAATTGTAAGAGCTCAAGATAATACAACTGCATCAGCATTTAGTGCAGGTGATAAAGTTGAACTTCGTTTAACTGCTATTGATTTACAAAACTTTCCTCAATTAGATTCTACTAATACCTTTGCATTAGCTCAAACATTTAGTACACCAATTGCAGTAGGTTCTGGTGGTACTGGTGCTTCTACATTAGCAGGTGCAAATATTCCTGTTACAAGTGCAAATAATACATTTACAGGTACTCAAACATTTACAGGTTCAACAACAGCTATCGCTGCAGTATTCCAAGATGCAGCAGAAGTCGCAACAGTATCAGCTACAGCAGCTACAGGTACTATCAACTATGATGCAACTTCACAGTCTGTGCTATACTATACAACAAACGCAAGTGCTAACTGGACAGTAAACTTTAGAGCTTCAAGCGGTACATCTTTAGATACTCTTATGTCAACAGGTCAAGCTATTACATTAGTATTCCTAGTGTCACAAGGTGCAACAGCTTACTATAACAATGCAATCACTATTGACGGTACTTCAGTTACACCTAAATATCAAGGTGGCACAGCATGGACAAGTGGTAATGCTTCAGGTATAGATGCTTACTCATATACAATTGTTAAAACAGGATCAGCAGCATTTACAGTATTTGCAGCACA